AAAGCGGTAGCCATGGCGGAAGCGAATCCTCCGCCGTTGTCGTGCATGTTGTGTGCTGCGCGGGTTGCGGTGTCGTGGTCCATGTTGTTACCCCTTGATGATGGCGCCCGAAGGCGCCGGTTAGATTAGGTGCGGTCGTGAATGAACTTGTAAACGTGGGTCGCGGGTATCAATCGCCGCTCGTACTCGATGCGTGCGGGCTGCCCACCAAACTGGCAGCGCACTGGATCGATGACCCAGATATAACTGGGCCTGACGTCGCATGCAGTGGCGTCATAGCCTGCGCGCTTGAGTATTTCGACTGCTTTGGTTGTGTCCATGATCACCCCTTGATTGATTGTCTGAAAATTGCTGGTCCTACACCCTTAGTGCATAACAGAATCGTGCCAGTTCGCGTAAGTCATTGATTCTTTAGGCACTAGGGCTTTCCCTATGCTGTATGGGCATCCAGTGAAACCTGGGTTTTGGCGGATTCTGGCACGGGGGCTGCTACGCGCGCGGGCGCGCGGCTCCTCGAGGCCCGAAGGGCAACGGCCTTGAGTGTCGATCTTGTTCCCGTTATAGTCGCACTCCATGAATACATCCAAGCCAATAGCAAAGCTAACCCGTAAACAACTCGAGGCAGCGCTCGATACTGTCCCCGTTTCTAGTGTGCTCGGTGCCAGGGCAGCCAGGGAGTTAACACCGAAGCAAAGACAGTTCGCCATGGAAGTAGCCAAGGGAGCAAAGGGCGCTGAAGCTTACAGGCGAGCGTACAGCCCGAACGGTAAACCGAAGACGCACGGCGATAACGCTTCAAAGCTCCGGGCTCGAGCAGGCATACAAGCGGAAATCGAGGCGTACAGGCTAGCGCTGGAGGCGGCGGAGTATCGAACCCCTGCGGCATTGCGTGCTCTGGTAGTCCAAACCCTGACGCAAACCCTCCTCGATGGTGACGTTGCCCCAGCGGTCAGAGTCCAAGCAGCACGCGTGCTCGGCACTGTAACAGAGGTGGCAGCGTTTACAGAGCGCAGGGAGGTGCGCACTGTCAACGATACGGCGCAGGCAAGGGAAGCGCTGCTCGATGAGATACGCGACCTGATGCGCACGGTCGATATGCCAGCGACCGCGGACGCTGACTCGCTGATGGCGGAGCTTGCTCCAGAATCGGCGCCCGCGGACCCCCACCGGGACCCAGCCCCCCACGACGGCGATGCGACGCACCATGGCGACAGACATAGCACTCCCCACACCCGATCAGAAATTCCTGACGGACCCCCCACCCCCTCGGATTGCGAACACCCCCCGGTAGATGGTACCGAGAATACAATAGGTGGGGATATGGCACCTACCGATTTTGGCAAAATTGCCAGCTAAGAGGTTGCTTTGAAAGTCAAGCGTAAGATCTTGATTAATAATAAGATGTTGTTGGGTAGGAACCCGCCGACCATGGAAGAAGTGTTGGAGAAGCTTGTGACGCCTGTACAGAGTGAAGTTTTTTTGGTGATTGATGAGTGGTGGAAGAAGTATGGGTATGCGCCTTCGTATAGGGATATAGCGTATGTGAGGGGGAAGGCTGGGATAGCGAACACGAAGAGGATTATTGATAAGTTGGTGGAGTTAGGTGCGGTGAAGCGGATTGAGGGGAAGTTTAGGAGTGTGAGGCCGGTGTATTTGAACTTTAAGAACATCAACTAGCGGGCTAAAATGCTGGCTTTCCAACCCGAAAGTCAGTCATGTTTAAAAACTTATCAGAATGGTCGGCGGCGGTAAAAGAAAGGGACGGCAAATGCATGGAGTGTGGATCGTTAGAGCATTTGCATGCGCACCATGTGCAGCCAAAGTCTTTGTTTCCGGAGCTTAAGTTAAGCCTTGAGAATGGAAGAACGCTTTGTTATGGGTGTCATAAACGATGGCATGAGCAGAACCGCCCGCCACGGGTGCGCTCTGGCAGGCCGCAGAGAAAGACGCTTCAAAAGATGATTGACCACTTAAGCCAAGAGGTGTCGCGTTTAGAAAAGGAAAACCGCGCTTTAAAGATAAAGGCGGCTAGGTGCGACAAGGGTCACTGCAAAGTCGCTATGCGGTTTTATGCAAAGTTAAGACAGAACAACATAACTCCATGAGTAACTTAAAAGAGCTGATTGGGCGGTTGTCTGAGGACGAGTATCAGAAGTTACTGGAGCAGGTAGCTGGGTATAAGGATGCGTTGACGCGGGAGAAGGCGAATAAGGGGTTTATGGAGTATGTGAAGGTGATGTGGCCTGGGTTTATCCATGGGCGGCATCATGCGGTGATGGCGAAGAAGTTTGAGGAGATTGCGGAGGGGAAGGTTAAGCGGTTGATCATCAACATGCCGCCGCGGCATACGAAGAGTGAGTTTGCGAGTTACCTTTTGCCGAGTTGGTTCTTGGGGAAGTACCCGAATAAGAAGGTGATTCAGGCTTCGAACACGGCGGATTTGGCGGTTAACTTTGGACGGAAGGTGAGGAACCTGGTTTTGTCGGAGACGTATGCGAAGGTCTTTCCGGGTGTGACGTTGAGGCAGGACAGTAAGGCTGCTGGTAGGTGGGCGACGAATAAGGGTGGGGAGTACTTTGCTATTGGGGTGGGGGGTACGGTAACGGGTAAGGGTGCGGACCTGTTTATTGTTGATGATCCGCATTCAGAGCAAGAAGCGGTATTGGCTGGGTCGAGTCCTGAAGTTTTTGACAAGGTGTATGAGTGGTACGAGTCTGGGCCTAGGCAGCGGTTGCAGCCAGGTGCCGCGATTGTTGTGGTGATGACGCGGTGGGGTGCGCGGGATTTGACTGGCCGGTTGTTGGATAGAGCGGCTCAGTTAGATAGATCAGATGAGTGGGAGGTGATAGAACTCCCGGCGATCATGCCGAGTGGGAATCCTTTGTGGCCGGAGTTTTGGTCGATAAAGGAATTGGAGGCTCTGAGGGAGGAGCTAGCACCGGCCAAGTGGAATGCGCAGTATCAGCAGAGTCCGACCGCGGAAGAAGGGGCGATTGTAAAGAGGGATTGGTGGAAGATGTGGGAGAAGGACGATCCGCCGCCTTGTGAGTTCATTATCCAGAGTTGGGACACGGCGTTTACGAAAAACGAGAGAAGTGACTTCTCGGCGTGTACGACGTGGGGGGTGTTTTATCACAACGAAGACCCGAACGATGCGCACATCATCCTGTTAGATGCGTTTCAAAAGAGGATGGAGTTTCCGGAGTTAAAGGAGAAGGCGTACTCGAGCTATCAGGAGTGGAGTCCTGATGCGTGCGTCGTGGAAGCGAAAGCCGCTGGGAACCCGTTGATCTTTGAATTGAGACGAATGGGGTTGTCGGTATCGGAGTATTCACCGCACAGGGGTAATGACAAGTTTGTCCGTATGAATGCGGTGGCAGATTTGTTTAGAAGTGGAAAAGTCTGGAGGCCGGGGACGCGCTGGGCTGATGAGGTAGCCGAACAACTGGCGGCTTTTCCTAATGGCGCGCATGATGACCTGTGTGACAGTACTACGCAGGCACTGATACGATTCCGGCAGGGCGGTTTTGTGCGTTTGGATTCTGACGAAGACGACGAGCCGCGGTCATTCCGGCGCAAACGCGCTTATTACTAGGAGCCAACATGGCGACCAGTTTTATGGATAAAGGTCTATATGCAGCACCCGTTGGGCTTGCGGCATTAGAAGAGGGTCCAGAGCTTGAGATTGAAATCGAAAACCCGGACTCCGTCACGCTTTCTGATGGCAGTATGGAGATTACGCTGATCCCTGATGCTATGGGAGAGGGTGAGTTTGATGAAAACTTGGCTGAAGTATTGGATGACGGGGAGCTGGCTTCCTTGGCGTCTGAGCTATTGGAGCAGGTTGACTCAGACCTTCAGTCTAGGAAGGAGTGGGCGGACACGTACGTAAAAGGTCTACAGGTTTTGGGCTTCAAATATGAAGAGCGAACCGAACCTTGGGACGATGCATGCGGTGTTTTCTCCACTCTATTGGCTGAAGCTGTGATTCGTTTCCAAGCGGAGACGATGAGCGAGACATTTCCCGCTGCTGGTCCGGTAAAAACCAAGATTTTGGGCGACTTTACCAAGGACAAAGAGCTGGCTGCTGACCGAGTAAAGGCTGATATGAACTATCAGCTGACGGAAAGGATGGTGGAGTACCGATCAGAACATGAAAGAATGCTGTATTCGCTGGGATTGGCGGGGTCGGCGTTCAAAAAAGTGTACTACGACCCCCGTTTAGGGCGGCAAGTATCGATTTTTGTACCTGCTGAGGACGTAATTGTCCCCTATGGCACGTCACATTTAGAGACTGCCGAGAGAATTACGCACGTAATGCGTAAAACCAAGGGGGAAATGGACGTTTTGATGGCAAAAGGCTTCTATCGGGACTTAGATCTCGGGGAGCCCATCTCATTTCACACCGATATTGAGAAAGCCAAGGCGGAAGAAAACGGATTTACGCTCACAAGTGACGATCGTTACGCAATTCACGAAATTCAGGCGGAATTGAGTTTGCCCGGGATTGATGACGAAGAGGAATTACCTAAACCGTACATCGTTACGATCGACCGCGGGACTACTAAAGTCCTGGCAATTCGTAGAAATTACGAACCCGGCGATAAATTGATGCGGCCTCGCCAGCATTTCACCCATTACGTGTATATCCCGGGATTTGGGTTCTACGGTTTGGGATTAATCCACATTATTGGGGGCTATGCCCGTGCCGGCACTTCTATCATTCGCCAGCTCGTTGACGCTGGCACTCTTTCAAATCTTCCAGGCGGTCTTAAATCTCGTGGATTGAGGATTAAAGGGGACGACACCCCGATTGCTCCGGGTGAATTTAGAGATGTAGACGTTCCCAGCGGGTCGGTACGCGACAACATTATGACGTTGCCGTACAAAGAGCCGAGCCAAGTGCTGGCGGCGCTGCTTGAGAAGATCACGCAAGAGGGCCGTAGGCTTGGTGCCATTAGCGACATGAATGTGTCGGACATGTCTGCGCAAGCCCCAGTGGGCACGACGCTGGCGATTCTTGAACGTACGCTAAAGCCGATGGCCGCGGTGCAAGCTCGAGTGCATTTCGCGATGAAACAGGAGTTCAAGCTCCTGAAAGCGATCATTGCTGAGTATGCAGATGAGCCCTATGACTACATCCCCGAAGGTGTAGATCGTAGAGCGCGAAGTGAGGATTACGCACAGGTAGATGTGATTCCTGTAAGCGATCCGAATGCTTCGACGATGGCACAGCGGGTTGTGCAGTATCAAGCGGCATTCCAGCTGTCGCAGTCTGCGCCACAGCTGTATGACCTGGCATATCTGCATCGTCAGATGAATGAGACGCTAGGTATTAAGAACATCGACAAGCTCATCCCGAGTTCTGAAGATGCGAAGCCGCGCGATCCGGTGTCAGAGAACATGGGCGCTTTGATGGGCAAGCCTATGAAGGCGTTTATTTATCAAGACCACGAAGCCCATTTAGCGACTCACCAGTCATTTATGCAAGATCCAATGATTGCCCAAGGGATTGGTCAAAACCCGATGGCAAATCAAATCATGGGCAGCTTGCAGGCCCACATTGCAGAGCACCTTGGGTTCTTGTATCGCAAGCAGATCGAAGAAAGGCTTGGCGCTCCTCTTCCCGGTCCGGACGATGCGATGCCAGAAGAGATCGAGCTGCAACTGTCGCGGCTGATTGCGGACGCAGGAAAGCAGCTTACACAGATCCATCAACAAGAAGCTGCGCAACAACAGGCACAACAGGCCGCTCAAGACCCGTTGTTCCAGTTGGAGCAGGCCAAGGTCAAGATTGCCGAGCAAGAAGCCGCGGCCAAGATGCAAAAGGTGCAGGGCGACTTGGCGTTGAAAGCGCAAGAGTTGCAGCTCAAAGCGCAGGCAGACGCAGCCAAAGCGCAACCAGATGCAATCAAAGCGCAGGCCGATGCAATTAAGCTACAGTTC